TATGGACATTGTAGGGTTTACCCCAATATCTGAATACTATAAGAACAATGACGATCCAGAAGGACTTGTTGAAGTTATCAATGACTATCTAAACCGTATGAGTGTAATAGTATTGAAGAACGGTGGCACAATAGACAAGTATATGGGTGATTGTATTATGGCATTTTGGAACGCACCACTTGATTGTGAGAACCATGCAGAAATGGCTGTCAAAACAAGTATTGAGTGTGCAATAGAAACAGATAAGATTAAGAAAGAATTTAAGGAAAGAGGTTTACCAGATATTAACATTGGTTCAGGTGTCAATACTGGTACATGTATAGTAGGTAATATGGGAAGTGAAATGCGACTAGATTATTCTGTTATAGGTGACGCTGTAAATCTGGCTGCTAGATTAGAAGCTGCAACTAGAAATTACAAAGATGATAATGGTAAAGTTACACCTACTTTGTATTCATCTTATACGAAAGAACAATTGGTTGATATTAAATCAATTGAAGTAGATAAGATAAAAGTTAAAGGTAAAGAAGAACTGATCACGATTTATAAACCAAAGGAGAACGCATGACGTTATCAAGGCAAGTAGCAACAATGCTACGAACTTATCAAAGGGAGAAAAAAATGAAACAATTAAAGAAACAGACAAGAGTACGAAAATCGAGAAATTTAACAACTTTGACTAAAATGCCAAGATATCAGACGGCGTGACGAAAAAAACAATCGCTTAGCGCAACGCTGAGCAAATTTTTATAGGGGGGGTAGTATGATTGTACCCCCCTAATTTGTTGATAATTTGTATTTTTCAAGATCACTATTTTTTGCTTGACCTCCAATAACAAAACCTGTACTACTATTTTGAATAACTTGTGATGAACCATCAACATTATTAATAGTAGGTGATTGACCATTATTCATCATATTCATTAATTCTAATTCTTTTGCTGTTACAATCTCATCACTTAATGCACCACGCAACATTAATATATTTCTTGTTGCAGTAGCAAAATCAATATCTGGACTTGCAAGACCTTTAAAATAAGTATGACCTGTTGGGAATATGGATTCATCTATGTCTCCTCCCATAATTGCAGCTTCAATTGCAGGAACACTTTCAACTAAATCTTCAGCAAATTCTTTCATGTTTATTTTAGAACCATCAAATTTAAGAGCACTAATTTTTTGTAATGCATCAGCAAGTTTAACTATTGCGTCTGAACCCTTTTCTAAATCGTCAGCATTTTTTGCTAACTCAACTACTGCTTGTAATGGACTTTCATTACCAGTAAAGAAGTTAATGAATCCTTCTCCTATACCTACTATTGCGTCAACTAATTCTATAGCTGTAATTTTACTTAAACCAAATGCAACACTACCCATGATACCACTAAAATCTCTTGCTTGTTGTCTTTTATCAGTACCACTTAATGATAATAATGTTTCAACTTCATCTGCTAGACCTTCTGTAAATCTTTTACCATCGCCCATTTTTGCGTCAAAAGTAGAAACGAGACCTGCAACACCTGATAAAAATTCTGACGCCGCAAAGAGAGTAACACCTGTAGATAGTTCAGTCATTAATCCTGCAAAACCAGTACCCATAAATCCAGCGTCTTTATGATCTTCTCCGATAGAGAGTAAAGTTTCAACATCTGATTTGATACCTTCTGCAAATCGTTTTCCATCACCTAGTTTTGTGTCTAGTGTAGAAACAAGACCAGAAACTCCACTAGCAAATTCTCCAACAGACAACACTAATAAACCTACTGTCATCTCGGTCATGAATCCTGCAAAACCAGTACCCATGAAACCAGCGTCTTCAGGAACTTTTATTGATAGTAAAGTTTCTATATCTTCTTTAATACCCATTGCAAAAGGTCTACCACCTAGTTTTTGTGAAAGTGTTGAGGATAATTTACCTAGATTGTTTACAAATTCTCCAACAGCAAGTGGAACAAGACCAAGTGCTATAGAAGTCATTGCTCCTGCAATGTCAAGACCTTTAAGTGTTGCTACATCATTACTATCTGCATTTATAGACAATAAAGTTTCTAAATCCTCTTTTACTGCTGTTGCAAAATCTCTACCGCCAATTTTTTGACCAAATGTATTTACTATTTCACTTATGTTTGCTGCAGTTCCACCAACACCAAATGCTGCTAGTCCAGCACCAAGAACGCCTAATGCGCCTGCAACATCAGCGGCTGCAATTGTCTCAACATTATCTGTATTAAGTTCTAATAACGCTGACGCATTGTCAGCTATGTTTTTACCAAGACCTTCTTTTCCTAAAACATTTATGAGATATCCAACACCACCTGCAGCAACACCAAATCCTACGAGAGCGGCACCAATACCAATTCCAATTGACATAACTTTTCCAGCAAGTAACGCACCACCAACTGCTCCACCAGCTAATATTTTTGGATCAATTCCACCACCTTTACCGCCAGCTGGTTTTACTACTTCTGGAAACGCAGTTCTTTGAGCAAATCTATCAGTTTTTGATTGTGCTCTATCTCTTTCGGCCTCATCCGTTCTCTCTTTGATTCTGGCCATCTCTTCCTCAGAGATATCTAATTGTGCGGACATTAGATTTGTCATCTCCTCAGATAGAATATTTGCTATGTTTTGAAAACTGTTTCCTTCGTCTAGTAGATCATTTTGAATTTCATTTACTTCTATTGTTCTTCTTTGAAGTTGGACCAAGTCCATTACAGAACTGGTTAAGTTTTCAAGGATAGACGCCGTTGTTCCTTCTTGTGATTTAATTAATTTTTCAAATAATTTATTTGTTATTTTTTGATAGTTGTCAATTGAGTATAAACCAACTTTATAATTTACAGCTTGTTCAGCAAAGAACAATTTATTCATTAACGAAGTTTCAGGCTCTGCGTCCGCCTCTATATCTGATCTTGTAGTTTTAGTTTGGCCTGCAATATTAGACAAGAGATCAATCATTCTCTCTTGTTTTTTATTACTCTCCCTTTGGCCTGCTAAAAGCTGAGCAAATGCCTCATTCATTTGTTTATTATTGTCGTTTCTATCAACCATTTTTTATTATTTCTTTTTGCCTATTGCTTGTGCTCCAAAGAAAGCTGCAACAATACCTGCAACAGCGATGAAATATACACCTGCCATATCACCTAGTATTTTTGCACCTTGATCTAGTCCTGCAATTGTAGCACCAACTATTGCAATAGGGTATAATAACATACCATATAACGAATACCATGCCATAGTTCTTTGTGCGTCTCTCATAGCGTCAGCGTCTTCTAATTCTTTACGCTTAAACTCCATGTACATTTCGTGTTCTTTATCAGACACTTTACCATCACCATTAGAATCTGCTGGGTGATAGTTTGATACCTTTACTTCTTCTTCAGCCATTTTATCTCCTTTTACTTTGTGCCTCTCTCATTTTTGAATTTTCTTCCTTTATATGTTGTTGCAATAAAGTAAGATAAACTTCACGCTCATATGGTATCATATTTTCAATTTCAGTTAACGACCAATGGTGCAACTGTATCATCTTAAAATTTAAATCATAATAAGTTTCTAAATTAATATGTGAGAGGCATATTAAAAAAAACTTTGTATTCCTTCTAATGTAACTTTTCCTTTCTTTTTAGTTTTTGGATTTGTAACATTTACAACTTTTTTTAATCTTGGCATTGTTGTAAAAAACTTTTGTAATCTTCTGTATTGATCTTGTGTTAAGTTTTCTAAAAACTCAGTAATTTCATCTTCTGATAAGTCAGCTGCTTCAAAAGTTTCAACACCATTAATTATTTGATGAACACATTTTGCAGTCATTCTTATCATATCTGACGCTTTTATTTTACTAATATCTTGTGTTAATGCTGAAAAAGTTTTAATAGTAGGATAACTCATAACTACTTTTATGTCATCATTAATATCAATTGAATTATTATGCTCTTCATCAACCTCAACTTCTATTTTAGTTAGATCAACTTCTACTGGTACTGATGTTTTATTATCATCTGGTGCCAAAACATTTAGACTAACTTTTTCTCCTACTGATTTAGCTCGTACTCTTAAAAAGATATACTCTATATCAAAAGCAGGTAATTTTGCTACATTTATTTTACCAAACGTACAATTATCAATAATTTGAATTATTGCGTCTAGCATTTCTGTGGTTTCACCCTCTTGGGCTTGTAATAGTATTTTCTCCTCTTTTACAAGAAAAGGTCTGTACTTAATTTTTTCGTCCGTACTAGGGACATTCAACTCAAATGTTTGTGTATTTAATTTAGGCAAAGCCATAATTTATCTCCTTATTATAATTTAAAATGTAAGAGGAGGGAACACCTTCCCACCAAATACTTTTCCAATTGGAATAGAACGTTTTAATTGTTGTGTTATTCCACGTCCTACCCTTCTTAATTCTGGTGGAAGATTTGATAAAAATCCACCTGCTGGTTTTACAGTTCCTGATGATAGACCACCAACTTTTCCTGTGCTATCAACATCAAGATTGAAATTTAACCAATCTCTAAATGCAAATGTAACTTGTATTCCAACGTATTGATTAGTCGCTCCACTACTATATTGTATTTCTCCTATTGTTGCAGGAAATGCTTCACGCAATCTTACTCCATATGTTGCAGCGTCTCTATCATTCATGTCTTCAAATTGACTAAGTTGGAATATGTCTATATCACCAACGTATTCTTTGTAAAAATTAAACAAACCTGTTTGATTGTTATACATTGTTGATTGCCATATTTCAAAAAATCTACGAAGACGTAAAAACTTATCACCAATAAATGTTGCAGTTATATCACCGTATTGAACACTTGTTGGATATTTATAGGGAGCACCTGAATGACGATAAGGACTAGTATTAAATATTCTACTAGGCATAGTGATATCAGTACACATCAAAGCTGCGTCTGGACTCATTTTTCTATCCTCTGATAATATAACTCCAGTATCAAAACCTTGTTCAGTATCAACTGGATCTTCTTCTGGTGGTAAAAGAACTCCCTCTCTTGCGTTTGCTGATGTTGCAGCTAATAATTCTCCCAGCAATTTCCCTTTAGGTAATCCTAGATTAACTAGAAAACGAGTATTACGTGCTAGTCCCTCGCCTTTACTAATTGCTGATCTAAAACGATTAATTGTTGTTTCAGGATTTGCTCTTTGTTTTATTCTAGGATCGCCAGGTATATTATCATATTCTGTACCTCTTGGCAACCCTATTCTTATATCAAAGGGTCCTACTCTTTTACCGCCTCTAAATATTGCCATGTTTCTTTCTGTTCTTTAAATGTGCTGCTTCAACATCATCTTTACTTTGACCATAATATTCTACAGCGTGTCCTGCTTTACATAAAGCACTATTGACTGATTTGCCATCAATAAAAATATCACCTAGTATTCTACCAAACTTACCAGTCTCATCACCTTTGTAAGTCTTTATAACAATCTTTTTACCTTTTGTCAAGGCTTCTTTTAAAAACTTTTTAGACAGCATGCCGTATTTCTTTTCTATCTTGTCACTTGTTCTACTCTCTGGTGTATCAATGCCAAATAGTCTTACTCTACTCTTATACATGATGTCAAATCCTAAATCTAACATTACGTCTATTGTATCACCATCAACAACTTTTATAACTTTGTTGACACGATAACTAAAATCTGTTGGGTCACCTAATTTTGCTTTTGACATTAAATCATTCTCCTACTGTCACGCCATACTTGACTTGCGCTTTGTTTTCTAAATTGTGCCACTGGCATAAAGATAGATGGCGCATAATCATCCTCTTCCAGTTCTAAAAATCCACTTACGAATTGTCTTCGTAGATAATGCTTAAGTGTTGGTTTAATTTCTCTTATGTTTTTTAGCTTAGAGTAATTACCTGTAAAGTTTCTTCTATCTAATGTTTCTAATAATTTCATTCTCAATGGTATTGGTAGATAGTGAAAGTTAATTCCTAAGAAACCACCTGGTGCTGTTTGTATAGGCATAACAAGTGGAAACGTATCGTAGTATGGTAATGTTGCTTTGAGTTTAGGATCGTATCTAAAAAAATGTAATTTATTAAATTTAGGTGCTTTGTTTAATTTACCACTACGCATAAGACGAGCTGCAGATATCTTGTTTGACAATTCTGCTACTTTCTTCTTATACCAATTGATAGATAAGTCTCTATCACCTGCCGTATCTCTAATTGTATCAAATATACTTTTCGCCATGTTAACTATTTATCTCTAAATATTAGAATGAGAAAGATAAAACGCATATCAAATAGGATATTAGTACAAGGTAAATATCGCCCAAAGAATCCATTAAAGTATAAAGGTGACCCCACAAACATTATATATCGTAGTTCATGGGAATTAACTGTGTTCAAATATCTTGACGCAAACCCAAGCATATTGAAATGGGCAAGTGAAGAAATATTTGTACCATATAGACATCCACTTACAAACAGAATAAGCAGGTACTTTCCAGACTGTTGGTTGCGCTATAAAAATAATAGTGGTGAGATTGTAGAGACAGTATGGGAGATCAAACCAAAGAAACATACAGTACCACCTACTGTACCAAAACGCAAGACAAAATCATGGAAGTATAATGCAGAGCAGTATGTTATCAACAACGCAAAATGGACAGCATGTAAGAAGTATTGCGATAAAAGAGGATATAATTTTCAAATCATTACAGAGGATATACTTAAACATTGGTCAACGATATCTCCGCTGTAACACATAAATAGTATTATGTCAGATAGTTTAACAAGATTAAGAAATAGATTAACAGGTAATATCTTTGGGTCATCTAATCAAAGTAATCCCACAGCAAGGCCACAAACTTCTAGAGGAGCAGCTCCTAATTTTGACACATCTCATTTTGGTCCTAACAAAGACAAATATGAATATGGCGTATTTCAATATCCAGAAGATTTAGGTAACAACGATCATGGACATTATATGTTATTTCATATACATGAAAGACAAAATAGTAAATATGTTTCTCCACAATACAGTTATGCAGTTAGAGGATTTCAAACTGGATTTGATACAATAGATAGTTATGCTAATGACATATACGATCCTGCAGATCCTCCAAAGAAAGAAGAAGGATTAACTCATTCATCTAAACCAGCATATGATTCAGATACAAAAGAAAATTTTAGATTAGCGCCTGGTGATAGACCTGGTGTTTCAAGTTCAGCAACAATGGCGAGAAAAGGTGGATTTAAAAAATCTAAAGACACGATTGCTCTATACATGCCAAATAATTTACAACAAACTTACAAAGTTAACTACAATAATAGTGATACCGGGGTCGCAGGCCTAGTAACAAATACGCTAGGTGGTAATCAAAACATGAAAGAATTTTTAGATAATTTAATGTCTAATGAAACAGGACGAACAATTGCGTCAACAGTAGGAGAAGTTTTAGGGGTAGCAGGTTTTGCAAGAATTAGTGGATACTTTGGAGCAGGAGATGTTGCAGGACAGTTTCGTAAAAATATAAATGAAACACCAAATCCTGCGTTAGAAGCAATATTTCAAAGTGTAGATTTTAGAGAATTTTCATATTCGTTTAGATTTACTCCAAGAAGTGAGAATGAGGTGCGTGTTGTTGATGATATAATACGACTATTCAAGTTTCATGCAGCGCCAGAGCGTATGGCTGGAGAAAAAGTTGGTCGTCACTTTAGATTTCCTTCTGAATTTGATATATTTTACATGTATCAAGGAACAGAGAGCAAGTGGTATCCTATGTTACACACTTGTGTTTTAAATAATGTTGATGTAACGTACGGACCTGGTAATGAAACACAACATTTTAGAGCAGTAGATGGAAGTCCTGCGCCGACAGAAATTAACTTATCATTACGATTTACGGAAACAGAAGTCAACACAAAAGAATTTATTAATTTGGGATTCTAATGGAACAGACAATAGAAAATTTTGAGGGTACAAAAATAGTAAACATAGAAGAAAGTAGTGGAATGGGTGACGTACAAGCTGGTATTGAATTTATCTATCACATGAGAGAGCATTTAGTAGATGTAGGGGTCGCAACAATATATCTGTTTGCGTGTTATGCTCTATATCTCTACTTAAAGAAAGTGATTAAGTAATGGCATATTTCGAAAAGTTCCCACTATATGCGTATGACATCAGCGATACGAATAATTATACACTTATAACAGATATTTTACGCCGTGTCAACCTAAAAAGTAATGTAAAAGCAAATGCTTTGGTGTTTGACAATTATGTAGTCAAAGATGGAGAGCAACCAGACATAGTTGCTGCAAAATATTATGACGATCCAGAATTACATTGGGTCATTGTGACAGTAAACAACATAACCTCCCGTTATGATTGGCCTCTAGATCAAGTCGCATTGTCTGACTTTGTGAGTGATAAGTACGATAATCCAGATGGTATTCATCACTATGAGATTAATGCGACTTCTGGAGATACAACAACAAAACTCATAGTGTCAAGTGATACAGATGGCGCATTGCCAGTAACGAATTATGAGCATGAAGAAACGCTTAACGATAGTAAACGAAACATTAGATTATTAGACCGCACATACATAACACAATTTGTTGAGGAATTTTCTGGTCTAATACAAAGATAGGATATTATGAGTACAGTAGATACGCAGGGATTCAGCGCTGGCGACTACAATTTACCTGTTGTTACAATATACGGACAAAATCTTCCGCTTAAGAGTATAAGAAACAATATTCTAGAATTAAACCTCTATGAGAGTATTGACAATCATTTCATGTCAGGAAACATTATACTTAGAGACGCATACAACGAAAGACAGAATATGGGTCTTACTGGACAAGAAGAAATAGAATTTACACTTGAAACAAATGAAAATTCAGACAAGATAGACTTCAAAAGATTTCGTGGACGTATATACAAAATAGATAAAGTCGTTGGACTTACAGAACATCAACAAATATATACAATTCACTTCATATCAAAAGAGGGCATGCGTAACGTACAGAACAAAGTATTGAGTGCATTTAGTGGTTCTGGTGATCAGATCGCAAAGAAAGTGTTACGAAACATTATCAATACGAAGAAAGGCGTAATGTGTCAAAAGAGCACAAACTTTCAGAAAGTCGTAGGGAATCACATGTATCCGTTTGAATTTATTGATATGGTCGCAAGACGTTCAAGTTCAGACAAATCACATGGGTATGTCTTCTATGAAAATCATAAAGGATTTAACTTTCACACATGGGACGCATTTCATACAAACACAGACGGAACTAAGAAAGAGCCAATAGAATCTTTCTTTAACGCACATACAAGAGAATTTGTGGACACGAACACAGCAATGAGAACACTTAGAGATTTTTCCATTCTTCGTACACAGGATACATTACGAGACTATTCCGATGGCCTAATCGCTTCTACGAATTACGCATACGACCGATTAAGTAAATCACAAAAGAAGACTGAGCTCGACTACTTAACTCAACACAACTCAACATCACACATAGACGGTATTTTTCCTCTCTATACGAGAACGCCAGAGGAACCCTACAAGACGTTGTTTAGTTATAATCTTGCAAATCGTAGTGTTACTTCTCATGACAACTCATTACATATACAAAGTGCTACAGATGACAAATCATATAACAACAACTCATCTAATTTACAGAAAAGAAACATGAGAGCATTAAGTGCAGAAAATCTACGAGTAAAGATCGAAGTACATGGGAACTCATCAATCGCTGCTGGTAGTCTTATACATATTGATTTACCCAACTATGAGCCAATTGTGAATAATATAGATGATCGTGTACATGATTTATACTTGTCAGGTAATTACATTGTCGCTCAAGTAAATCACAAAGTACAAGCACAAAGTTATGTAAGTATATGTGAATGTATTAAGGATAGTGTGAGTGTAGCATATGAAGAAAGTCCATATACAATAGAAGAAAATACCAGGAATGTAACTTAATGTTAGAGTGGATTAGAAACAGAATAGAGATTATACGCAACGACAAAATCGTTGATTTTCTTGACTATAAGAGTGATATCTCCTATGTCAATGATTTACAAATTGACAAGAATGCTGTAAAGTTTGTAAATTACGCAAAGGCCCAAAAGAATATAGATCGTAGTCCTTTAAAACAGACGGCCCAACGGCTGAAAAAAGAGCAGTAGAATGAAAAAATATTACGGAGTAGTCGAGAGCAGACAGGATCCCAAACAACTTGGACGTCTTCGTGTTCGTATACTAGGTATACACCCGGAGGACAAAGTGCTGCTTCCCACTAGCGATTTGCCGTGGGCCACAGTTCTATCGCATGACGGCAGTAACAGTGGATTGGGCACTACTCCAAGTTTCTTTGTAGAGGGCACATGGGTACTCGTAGACTTCTTTGACACAGACAGACAGGAGCCATATGTCATAGGGGGTATACCAGGGGTGCCGGCCGCCCTAGGCAATCCAGACGTAGGGTTCAATGATCCCAATAGACGTAGTACAGATAGCAGTAGTGATGACTATAAGCTCTCTGTGTATCCGGCGGCAGTCAATACAAGTGATATACATGAGAACGCAAGAGGCAGTCTAACGGCAGTCAGTCCAGTGGCTCGTGACAGTATACGAAAAACGGCAGTACCTAGCGCTGACTTCGACAGTACCACAGTATCCACAGTAGACGGCAGTCTTACAGTATCCGCCAGCGATGGCAGTACCTTTGATGAGCCACTAGTAGTAGACGGCGGCACTAGTGATACGGTAGGCACTTACAAGCCGACCTATACAAAGAACCATGTGTATAGTACGGAAAAAGGCCACTTGCTAGAGTTTGATGATACGGAAGGGTATCAGCGTATAGCTATAACTCATAGTGCTGGTTCGTATCAAGAATATAGTAATGACGGAACGTATGTATCTCATATTGTTTCAAAGATGTTTGAGGTTGTTTCGAGTGATAAGTCTTCTCTCATAGAAGGTGATGTGGTTGAAACGATTGATAAAGGTCTGAAACTCAAAGTAAATAAACTTGGTGCGTCTGGTAATAACTATGATATCGAAGTAGGCGAAGGCGCTAACCTGAATATAATGGTTCGTACTGGTGATGTTAATTTAAATGTAACTGGTAATGTAAACGTTAAGTCTTCTGGTGATACGAATATTGATTGTGATAACTTTAGGGTTGCGGCGTCTGGTGCGATTAAGATGACTTCTGGTACTGGGAAAAATATTGATCTCAACTAGGTACCCGTCAAAACTGGAGTACCTTTTCTAATCTATAAATGCAATAGACACTATTTCGATATAGGTTCGAGGTCTTCTTGTAACTGTAATGAAAGTGTAGAAGCCCTCCCGTCAAAACTGAGCGGCTTTTGTTTAGTATCTTTTGCGTATATACTTACAGGAAATAATTCTAACTGTAAGGGAGTACATTGTTGACAGCAATCAGGTGTGCCACAATTTGTATGTTCTATTGTTTCCATAACACTATATAGTAGTACACAAAAATAATAAATTTTCTTTGCTGGAATGAAACACTAACTTACTATATACATATGTCAGATGTCAGAACACTTAAAGCTCAAGACATACACTTTCCCGAATATCACAAAGTCTACCACGTCAAACAACTCGGCAACTTCATAGATTACGATACACGAAACATGGAGAACGAGGCACGGAATCGTTTGGAGTGTTTGATGAAAGATATGGACACACATGGTATGATACATCCTATCATTATTTCTTACAATGCATACAATGTCTCTGTTGGTCACCAACGATTATGGTATGCAGTACAACGTGGATATACACATATAGATTGTTACCACATTCCTGACCAGCAATCTTGGGAGAAAGTTTTTTCTTATACACAATCAAATGACTATTGGCAAAAATATACTTAAGGCAAAGTACATCAACTTTCCACAACACTACAAGGAACTACCACTTCAGGATCTAACCTATAAGTGGGATAACGTTTCTGTTGAGGAGTGGACGAACTATGCAGATGAG